GTTTTAGGATGGCACACTTACCTACAACAAAATGGTATTCCATTTGAAGGTATGGAAGCTCAATTTGAAACTCGTAAGATTTTTTCTCAGTTAAAGATAGAATCAGAAAGAGCATCAAGAGATTTAGCATCAGAATATGGTGAACCTCTATGGTGTAGAGAAAGTGGATTTAGAAATACTCACTTAAGAGCAGTTGCTCCAACAGTTAGTAACTCTAAATTAGCTGGAAACGTATCTGCTGGTATTGAACCATGGGCGGCGAATGTATTCACCGAACAAACTGCGAAAGGAACTTTCATTAGAAAGAATACTGAGTTGGTAAAGGTTCTAAGAAAAGCAGGTATCAATAATAAAGAAACTTGGGATAAGATAATGGAAGATGGTGGTTCAGTACAAGATATCAAAGAACTAAATAAGTGGTGTTACTTAGAAGGTAAAATGGTACTTTGTAATGAAATTGAAAATGGAGATAGAGAAAAGATTTATCCTGTAAAAGATGTTTTTAGAACATTCAAAGAAATTAATCAAATGGACTTAGTTAAACAAGCTGGTGTTAGACAACAGTATATTGACCAAGGAGTTTCATTAAATTTAGCATTCCCTTCCATTGCATCACCGAAATGGATTAACCAAGTAACATTAGAAGCTTGGAAACAAGGAATTAAAACGTTGTATTATATGAGAACTGAATCTGTTCTTAGAGGTGATATAGCAACAAGAGCAGTTGATCCTGATTGTGTTGCTTGCGATGGATAATAATTAATTAAAAAGGAGAAAATTAAAATGGTAGAAGTAAAGAAATTTTATGCAGAATGGTGTGGACCTTGTAAGGTTCTAACACCTCTAATGGAAAATGTAAAAACAAATTTTACAAATGTTAAATTTGAAAATGTAGATATTGATTCACAATTTGAAGTGGCTCAAAAATACTTTGTTCGTTCAGTACCAACTGTAATCATTGAAAAAAATGGTAAAGAAGTAGAACGATTTGTAGGAGTACAATCGGAAATGACATACACAAATGCTTTAAATGAAAATTTATCCTAAATAATTTGGATATATAGATTTTTTTTTGTATATTTGTATAACAAATAAATACTAATTATATGGCAGGAATTAAATTCGTTCATCGCGATGAAAAAGAGGTTAAATTAAAAAGCACACCTAAAGTTGACTTTAACAAGAGTAAAAAATTAAGTAGTATGAATGGTGGTGATTCACTATACTATATAGATGTCGAAGAAGCATTTAAATTAAAATTAGATTCTTTTTGTGATTTCACTCAAAAACATCCTCAAAATGAGAATTATACTCTTATCACTATTCCAATAAAAAGAGAGGAAAAATAAAATATACAATTTATGTCAAAAACCGCATGGTTTTTTAGTAATAGGTTACGAGGTGAATCTCATCCAAGGTCAAAACTAACAACAGAACAAGTAATCCAAATAAGAGAACTTTACTCAAAAGGATTTTCTACAAATGTTATAGCTCGTAACTTTAAAGTATCCACATGGAATGTGGAAGAAATAGTTAAACGTAAAACTTGGACTCACATATGACAATTATAGAAGCAAAATCACCCGGCGATGCATGGGTAAAGGTATCAAAATATTTACTTGCAAGTGGAAGTAAAGTAGGAAATTTAACAGAAGAACTTAATGTAGTTACTGAAATTACAGAATTTGAATCAGATGATTGGTTTGATGGTCACTTTAGAGAAATAATGGGAGATGATAGAATTGATTTTGCCAAAACAGTAACATTTCTTAAACCAGAACCAAAGAAATCAGATAATGCATTCTTTGATGCAGAAGAAGGATTAGATTATAAATTTATTAAAGACCATTACCATCAGTCCTATTGGGGTAGATTAGTATCTTGGAGAGGTGAATTTAATCAAATTGAAAATGTAATAAAAATTTTAAGTAGAGGACAAGCAGTAAAACGATGTGAACTTATTATATTTGACCCTACAAAAGATGCAAGAAACCCATATTCACAACCTTGTATGGTTATGATTGATTTAAAACCAAGAAATGGTAAATTATACTTAACATCAGTACTTCGTTCAAATAGAGTATCTAAATCAGGTTATGCAGATTATACTGCATTAACAGAGATGGGACATTTCCTTGCTGAACAAAGTGGGTTAGAATTAGGAAAGGTAACTACACTTGCATGTTCATGTCATATTGGTGAAATGGATAGAGAAAAAAAGAAAACGATAAAATTATTAGAAGTATTGGGTAAATGAAAGTACACGAATCATTTAAATTCGATTCCAATCCAAAATGGGCATGGGAATTTAAACAACTTTTATTAAATAGATTATCAGAGATACCAGATGATTATTCATTATCATTTTCAGGTGGTATAGATTCATCTATGTTATTGTATAGTTTAATGGAAATGGGCAAGAAACCATCTCAATTACTTACATTTCAAGTAGAGGATTATGATACGAATGATTTAATCTATTCTCGTAAGATTGCAAAGGGATATGGTATTCCATTAGAAATTGTTAACATTCCCAAGATAAGTAAGAAAGCTGCATCTAAAATAATAAAAGATGGTATTGATAGAATTGGATTATCTAGAAAGATAGATATACAATGTTGTTATGCATATTGGTATATGTTACAACATATTTCAACAAAACATTTAGTTGCTGGATTATATGAAGATGTTATATATGAAACAAATGCAAAACTAAGTATTAAGTATAGAGATATGTTAAGGGGTAATGTTACACGAGAAGAATTTGATGAGCATTACAATTACCATCGTAGAATGTGTTATGAAGATAAGAATTTTAATGGAAATGTACACAATCATGTATCGATTAGAAAATATATTAACTCATATGGAGTTACATTAGATACACCATTGCAGACTGAAAATATCTACAAACATTTTCAGAATATAAACTATGAACAAACTAATTTCAAATTAGAAGATGGTAAGATGAAAGAAAAGAAGAAATGGTTTGTAACTGATTTATTATTCAAACAAGAGTTTGAGAGATTTGGTAATGCAAAAAACAAATCTAATTTTCATACTAAAAAAGAAAAGGGAGATATAAACACACTTCATTGTGAAATATTTGAAACAGAAAAGAAACATATTATAACTCATTATAATAAAATAAAAAAAGAAATACTACATACATGGTTCTAACTCCGATAGAAGAATATCAACTTAAAGGTAAAACTGTTTATGTCAAACGAGATGATTTGGTTGGTGATGGTGTAAACTATCCACGATGGGCAAAGATTGAAGGAATACGAAAAATTATAGAATCTGGTTATATTGATAAATCAAAACCACTTACACACCTTTCAGTATATGGAAGTTGGACAGGTTGGACATTATCTAAAATGTGTAAAGAATATGGTATTGAGTTTATTTCATCATATCCTAATTCTAAAACATATCCACCAGAAGTATTAGAAATTATTAAAGGTAATGGTGCAACATTAAATCCAATGAAACCAAATATGATGAAACTACTTGAAAACAAATTAGGTGGTATTGCAAAAAAGAATGGTTGGCAACAATTACCATATGCTTTTAATCATCCAAGTTATGTTGGTTATATGCAGAGTAGAATGAAAGAGGTATTGGCAGAACAAGATTTTGACCATCTTGTTGTATCAATTGGTAGTGGTGTAACTGCATCTGGTTTAATTAAAGAATTTTTACAATATAAAGATTGGAAAGATATTCTTAACAACAAAAGAAAAGTTCATTCAATCACAATGTCGGCAATACATTCTACTCAAAGGATTCTTAATGAAAACAAAGCAGGAGATTTAAACAATATCAATATCTACAAATCCCCATATGAATTCAATGATTTTATGGAAGATTATTCAGTTCCATTTGATTGTAATGAATTTTGGGATAAGAAGATGTGGTATTGGTTAGAACAAAATATTGAATCATTGGATGGTAAAATACTATTTTGGAACATTGGTGGTTCTTATAAAAAATCATTAAACTTAAAATAATGCACGGAGGAGACGATTACTTAGAACAATTTTATGGAATGGAACCTTATTTAGAAATAAATGAGGAACAATGGGAAACTATAAAAGATATGTATTCAAAAGATGAGGTAAAGGAAAAGTTAGCAGATTTATGTATGACTTACCCTCTACCATATCAAACAGAAAAATATACAGAAGATGATTGTAGAAAAGATTATTTTAAATTAAAGGGAATTCGTTGGAATGAGTTATTAATTGAAGGAAAAAAATGGTTTCCACGAAAGGGTAGAGAATCTAAATATCCACTTACATATGAAGGAAAACATCTTTTGTTCAAGAGATACAATGTAGGAAATCTTTCAAGTAATTGGTGGCAAGAACAAAATAGATGGTCAATATGTTCAAGTGGTTATCCAGGACCAGCAAGGACATGGAGAACGAGAGCATTTATGATATCATTAATGGGTGCTGCATTTAGTTTAAAATTAGATAAGATAGGAAAGAAAGAACTGAGATTAATGATTTCACTTCGTAAATATATAGCATCTCAGCATAAGCCAAATGTAACAAAAACTCTTACAGAATACCTTGGAAGTAAGACTATTTTAGATTTTTCAATGGGCTGGGGAGATAGGTTAGCAGGAGCATTTAGTAGTGAAACTGTTGAACATTATGTCGGAATAGACCCTCGTAAAGAGAATCACCCTATCTATGAACAACAAAGAGATTTTTATACTAAACACACATCTTTCTTTGAAAATCCAACTAAAACTAATTTCCATCAAGCAGCTGCGGAAGATTTTGACTACTCGGAATATAATGATTACTTCGATTTGGTATTTACTTCACCACCGTATTTTAATGTAGAGAGATATGGGCATGATGATAATCAAAGTTGGGTAAGATATAAATCGATAGATGCTTGGAACGAACATTTTTTACATAAAGCATTAGAAAAGATTATACCAACACTTAAAAAAGGTGGTAAAATGGCAATTAATATTGCTGATGTATTCACAAGTGGTGGAGGTGGTGGTAAAGACTGGAAAGAAATTACAAACCCTATGGGTGATTTCTTAATATCAAAAGGATTAACTTATAAAGGTTGTATTGGTATGGAAATGGCAAAAAGACCTAATAGTGGTGGGGCCGGAACTGTTAAGAAAACAGAACACAATGAAAAGCAATATTCAGAAGAAGTTTTAAAATTATCAGAAGAAACAGTTGATAAAACTTTTTGTGAACCAATTTGGATATTTGAAAAATAATTCGTATATTTGTATAAATAAATAAAAAAGTATAATTTGTATCAAAACATTTATTATCAACGAGAAAAAAACTTAATCCATCTTTGGGATGACCAAAGAGGATATTCTGCATATCCATACACAAGATATGCATATGAACCTGCAGAACGAGGTGAGTTTACTTCTATCTATGGAGATACATTAACAAAGATTTATAAGTTTAAAGGAGATGACCCAAATCTTTTTGAATCAGATGTACCTGAAACTACAAGAGCATTAGTAGATTTATATTCTGAATCTGATGAACCATCAGAAGGCCATGTTATTCTTACCTATGATATTGAGTGTGAGATGTTAAGTGGATTACCAGACCCACAAGAAGCTAAAAACGAATTAACTTCTATTGCACTTCACGATTCAGCAACAAACCAATATTGGGTATTAGTTGTTGATAAGGAAGGTGGTATGAAAGAAAAAACTACCGATAAGTGTATTGTTCTCCCATTTCAAGATGAACGAGATATGTTAATGAAGTATTTGGAGTTATATGAAATGATTAATCCTTCAATCGTTACAGGTTGGAACATTGATTATTTCGATACACCAATGTTATATAACAGAATCAAAAGATTATTAGGAGAAAAACACGCTAATAGATTATCACCAATCGGTAAATGTTTCTGGTCACCATATCGTAAAAGATATTTTATGGCAGGTGTATCTTATTTAGATTATATTGAATTATATAAAAAATACAACTATGGTGAACTTCCAAACTATCGATTAGATACTGTTGCACAGATAGAATTAGGTAGAGGTAAAATTGAATATCAAGGTAACTTAGACCAATTATTCAGAGATGATATTGAAAAGTTCATTGAGTATAACTTAGTGGATGTTGAATTAGTTGTAGGATTTGAAGAAAAACTTGAATTTATTGATTTATGTAGAGGTATTGCCCATGCAGGTCATGTACCCTATGAAGATTTTGTATATTCATCAAAGTATCTTGAAGGAGCAATGTTAACTTATCTTAGAAGAAAGGGATTAGTTGCACCAAATAAACCTGCTGATAGAAGAGAACGAATGGAGGCTCTTAAAGAATCTGGTTCTGAAAAGTTTATTGGAGCTTATGTAAAAGCACCAATTGTTGGTAAATATGATTGGATATATGATTTAGATTTAACATCTCTATATCCTTCTATTATTATGACTTTGAATATCTCACCCGAAGCAAAGGTTGGGAAGATTCAAGATTGGGATGCAAATAAATTTGTTAAAGGAGAAGTTGATAAATACCATATCGGTGATGATACAATTACAAAGGAGAACCTAAAACAATATTTAGACAAATCAAAGTTTTCAATAGCATCTAATGGTGTACTTTACCGAACAGATAAAGTAGGTTGTATTCCAGGTATTCTAAACTTATGGTTTGATAAAAGGGTAGAGTATAAAAACGAAATGAAAAAATATGGAAAAGCAGGAAACAAACAAAAATATGCCTTCTTTCACAAACGTCAATTGGTTCAGAAGATTTTACTTAACTCTTTATATGGTGTGCTTGGTCTTCCTGCCTTTAGGTTCTATGATGTTGATAATGCTACCGCTGTTACCACAACAGGACAAACAGTTATTAAATCAACTGCGGATATGGCTAATATCAAGTACAACAAGGAACTTGGTACTCCTGATTTGGATAGTAACATATACATCGATACTGATTCTGTATTCTTCTCAGCAGTTCCTTTAATGGATAAGAGATTTCCTAATTGGAAAAATGAAGAACAAGATGTAATTGCTGGGTATGTAAATGATATTGCAGAAGAAATGCAAGATTACCTTAATGATTTCTATGATATACTTGCAAAAAAAGTTTTGAATGTTGATAAGGATAAACATAGATTAGAGATTAAGAAAGAATATGTTGCAAAAGCAGGATTGTGGATTGCAAAGAAAAGATATGCACAATGGATTATATCAGATAATGGTGTACCTTGTGATAAGTTAGATGTAAAAGGATTGGATGTTAAACGAAGTTCGTTTCCAAAAGCATTCCAAGAATGTATGGGTAAGGTTCTAATTGATATTCTAAAAGGTAAAACTGAAGAAGAAATTTCTGATTATGTTTTAGATTTCAAAAAGAATATGATAAATAGACCTACATCTGAGATTGCTAAGAATTCAGCAGTAAAGAATCTTAAGAAATATATGCCTAAAGGTAAACGAGTACCATTTATAATAATGAAAGGAACACCTGCTCATGTTAAAGCATCTATATTATATAATGATTGTTTAAAACATTTCAAAGCTCCTTTCAAATACGAACCATTAAAAAATGGTGATAAAGTAAAATGGGTATATCTTAAAGATAATCCACTTGGAATAGATGGATTAGCATTTACAGGTTATTCAGACCCACCAGAAATAGTAGAATTTATAGCAACTTATATTGACCATAATAAAATTTTTGAAAGAGAGCTTGGACATAAGTTACAAGATTTCTATGATGCTATTGGTTGGGGTGAGGTAGTAAGTGAACAAAGAACTGCTGAAAAGTTCTTTAACTTTTAAAAATATAAATATGAGATTAATATTAGGAGATAGTTCACTAAAATTAAAAGAATTAGAAGATAATTCAGTAGATAGTATTGTTACAGACCCTCCATATGGACTTTCGTTTATGGGTAAGAAATGGGATTATGATGTCCCATCTCAAGAAATCTTTGAGGAATGTTTAAGAGTTCTAAAACCAGGTGGTTATTTATTATCATTTGCTGGTTCAAGAACTTATCACAGAATGGCAGTAAGAGTAGAAGATGCAGGATTTGAGATAAGAGACCAGATAATGTGGATATATGGAAGTGGATTTCCAAAATCACATAACATAGGTAAAGCAGTAGATAAACTACAAGGTAATGAACGAGAAGTTCTTGGTGAAAAGGTAAGAGGCGATGTTGAAAAGGCAAAAAATAAAGGAGCTGGTTATTTAGCTGACCCTGCAAATAGAAATAATACCAAACAATTTGGTTATGGAACTGAAATTATAACCAAAGGAAACTCTGAATGGGAAGGTTGGGGAACTGCCCTTAAACCAGCACACGAACCAATAGTAATGGCAAGGAAACCTTTTAAGGGAACAGTAGTTGATAATGTACTCAAATACGGAACTGGTGGTATCAATATAGAGGAAAGTAGAATAGGAACAGAACAAATAACAATAAACGGTCAAGGCAATGATAATTTATTTCATGGCAACTTTTCTGGTAACATAGATAATCCAATACGAGAAGGTAGATTTCCTGCAAACATAATCTTTGATGAAGAAGCTGGTAAAATCTTGGATGAACAAAGTGGTATGAGTAAATCCACAGGTGGTAGAAGTGGAAACAAAGAAGGAGTTGGTCAAAATGGAATATATGGTCAATATAAAGGAGAAGTAAGAGATGAAAATCCTGGTCTTGGCGATGTAGGCGGAGCATCT